CCACGCGCCAACGTATTAACGCCGCTATTTGCATTAAGTTGTCCGGTCATTGTATCGCCAGATTTTGACACGCGTCCATTTGCGTTATTATTTGCTTCATTTGCCGATGATTGCGCATTATTAGCTCTATTTATGCCATCATTTGCACTACGCTGTGCATTATCTGCCGCATTTTTCGCTTCCACGCCTTTGTCATAAGCCGTTTTAACCGCTTTTGATGTTGCTACATTATTTTCGTCGTTGCTATTGACTGCGGATGATCGTTTGTTAAGAGGGATATAGTTATTTAACGCAAGCTGCACCGTCGCAATCAGTTGCGCGAGTTTTTTACCTGCTTTGGCAGTGAGTGCAAGAGATTCACTTTCAAGGCCTGTGTCGTTGGTGAGTTGGACTATGCCTTGTTGTGAGGTGCTAGCTTTATTAATTTCGTGGGAGTGTCCGCTGTCATCAAATCCATTTTGTGTTGTAGCAGTGATAGTTTTTGGTGTCATTTGTTGGCGAGTCACAAAAATCACACTGTTATCGATGGATAATGTTACCGCACTAGAGGATTCTACTTTTAAGATCATCCGTAGTACTTGGACTTTACCACTTCCGCTACTTTCTGTCGGTTTAAAACTTTCAGGACAGTTTGCGTAGGCAATGAGTTTGTTTTGTGCGTCAAATACGCCCATTTCTCTTATGTAAAAACCGCCGACATTTTCAGGGATGGTTAATTCAACGATCACCTGTTTATTATTGCGAGGGTCGAGAGAGACGGCACTGACTGGCGCACTGTGCGTTTGGTGTACGAGAGCTGTTGCGCTCGCCGTTGGTGTGACCGCCTGTCCATTGCCATCACCCACAGCAAATTTGGCGAGTTGCAACGGTTGCCCTTGGCTTAATGCGTGCGCGATAGCACGTGTTCCGTAGTCGGTTAATATTGCAAAATATTGTGATGCCATAAATATTCCTATTGTGGATATACAGTGATGATTTCACCACATTGTTGACCAATAAAGGTTCTGAGTGCCCCTGTTGGTGAGATTGCGATAGCGAGCTGATTGAGATGTCTTGAGACAGGTTTAACATCGTTAATAAGTCGCACGAGTTCGTTATAGGTTTGTTCATTCAAGCCACTTTCAGACACTTCCACGGTTAAGCTAAATGTTCCTGGCGTGCCTTGTGGGTTGGTTTGAAACCATTCTTTCAGTTCAATGAGATAACCTATTGGCTCAACCACACGTTTTACTGCGCCAATCGTGCCTTTGTGTTTGTGTACAAAATAAGATTGTTTAATCGCAATGCGTTTAACTTCTTCCGTCCAGTTTTCGTCCCATTTATCCACTGAAAACGCCCAAGCTAAATAAGGGAGTAATTCAGCGGGACAACGTTCAGGATTGATTAAATTTGCAATAACAATGGGATTTTCTACCGCACTTTTTAGAATTTCTGCCGCACGTTTTTCTAATGGGGTTGAACCTATCGGCAGTAAATGATTAGTAATCATCACTTGTCACGATCTCCAAATTAATTGCCGTGCAGTAGGCTGATTTTGAGCTTGGTAGCACAATGTCGGCGGTAGGCGAGATAAGTTCTACCCGTTGTATACCTTCCAAGTGTAATGCGGCATAAATACCCGATAGACTAATGTCTCGCCCTAAACGGTGTTTTTCTTCGGTGTAAGCCGTCAATTTTTTTAGAGCTGCAGCTTTGATTGGCTCGTATTCAGGGCCACGATAAAGATGTAATTTGGCGCGGATTTCGTAGGATTGGATCACCGCACTTTGGACAATAACGCGGTCGCCAATAGGGCGTATGTCATCATCATTAAGTTTGGCTCTAACTACATTTAAAAGGCTTTCGTCAGCCTCGCCTTGACCATTACGGCTTAAAATCGTGACGGTGACATTAGCGGGCTGTGGTGATACCACCGATACATCTGCAACATCAGGGTGTGCAGAGAGCGCGTGGAAGATATAAGCAGAGCGAGGACCCGCCACAGAAAGCCCCTCAAAGGCTAATTGCGTGCGCAATCTTAATG